TCGATTCAATCACTGAATCAGCATCCGTATAGGGAGTCGTGGATCGAGTAATTACGACGACCCTTACGCGCATTGTCCAGTCAAGCTTTGGTAGTGATGTTTGCTGCTGCGCAACGTCATTCACTGGCTCGATGACGATCATTGGAGTCTCAGCCCTTGCAGCCGCTGTCACTCTTGACCTGTACACCCTCCCATTAACGCCAGCAGTACTGGCCAGCGTCGTAGCAATCTGTGACAGGATTTGTTCGCGTCTAGTAGTCATCAATCACACATCACAGAACCTTGGAACTCTTCGCCATTACCTATATTGCTCACAGTACACCGGACATAAAGGACGGGACTGTTGGAATAAAAGTGGGCATCAGTACCGCTACCAGAGTGAGAATGAGACTCAAGCTCGAACCAATCAGTCCCATTCAAAGAGCCTTCATCTATAACAGTTATATTCCCACCCACAATTTTATGAACAAACACATAGTTCACACCCGCAAGCTTTACCGCAGAAGTTGATCCATCAGCAGTGAGAGGATCCCAAGAATAAATGTTCTTGGAATTGTCTGCGAAGTAGCCGATTTCAGCAGTCATCAATTCTTCATCAGCATTAACTCAACGAATTTCCCATCGTCGATGAGGTTCGCGCTTCTGACAGTGTAGTTCACTCCATCAACCGATACTGCATCGCTGTGCAACAAGCTTCCAAATTTTGACGACTCACAAGTCAGCTTGTAATCAGTCGTTAGCACCACTCCGTCAGCAATGATCTCGCTTGGCATGTCCAATATCCCTAGCCCCGTAGTGGACCCAGCCGTAACAGGAACAGCAAAATCAGCACTGCTCAAAAAAACGCTTAAATCTTCGGTGAATGCCATAAGAAAGGCCCGGACGAACCGGGCATGTACAGCTATCAGGCGTACTTCAAAGCACCAAAAGCATTGACGCTATAGGTGTGAGTTGAAGTTGAAACTGTTGAAACAGCTTTGATAAAACGTTTGGCGCTTCCTTTGTCAAAAACAAGCGTTTGCTTGCTTGCGCTTGTGCTCACCTGAGTGAATACAGCGTTAGTGACATCAGAATATGATCCACCGGAAGTGTCGGCTGATTGGATCTTTACATCTAAGGTTGATGTTCCGCCATTCTCGACATCGAGAATCACGCAAATGTCGCCTTCATAATCATTCAAGTCAACGGCAGTGCCGTTAAGAGCAGAAGTGCGTGAAGCAGTAGGTGCTAGCGCAAAATGCGAAAGCTTTTCAAGCCCTACAGAAAGAATTGTCATCAGTCTTCTCCAGACGATTGTTTGGTGCGCCCACGTCGAATCGAAGGCTTGGGAGGGCAAGCTGGAGCAACCTCAGCCAGGGGCTTAGGTTCTTCAGCTACCTTGGCCTTATCGCTACCAATCAGCAGCGTTGCAACGCCATGCTCGACTTCAACAAAGGAGCCTGCTTTCACAGACTCCCCGTTGATCATCACATTGCGTGTGATCTCAACTTTCATGAGTATCAGGTGCCGAGGCAGAACGCACCAGGCTGCTTGACAGCAAAGTCAATATCCTGAAGAGCAATGACGCGAACAGTACCAGCAGTTGCGCCAGCGTAAGGATCAACAGTCAGATCCAGGCCAGACCACATGCCCATGATGAACATGGAGAAGTCACCAAACAAGGCATCGTTGTTAGCGAGCTGATTGGAAACGATCACGGGATAACCGTTGATCTGATCGTTCTCATAAACAAACTGAGCAGTGTTTGAAGCCTTTTCAGTTGACTTCAAAGAACCCCGAGCAGAGGCATTGATGATATAACGAAGAGCGCCTGCGTCAGCGTTAGCTGCAGCAACATCGGTCTCCATTGCAATGTACTCAGAGAAAGTTCCAAAGCTGGTCAAAGTTTCGGAACCAATGCCACTCACATTAGTCAAGCCTTGAGGCTGGTTGGAAGAGCCGGTGCCGTAGATAGCAGCGCGGTCAATTTCCAGTGCGATAACACGGGCAAGGTCGTTGCGAACCATGCCTTCAACGTCGATGCTGCTTTGAAGCAACAGGCGACGGCTGTAATCAACGAATGCACCCACGGTCTTGGGTGTCATGTTGACCTGATCAATTGCCTGCTGGGACTCGGTAGGAGCAGAATTTTCACCAACCCAGTACGCCGTCGCACTGGACGTCAAGCGTGGAACTGACACATTGCCCTGAAGGCCGGTCAGCATCGTTGCGCCAGCCTGAGCGATTGCCAAGCGGTTGCGAAGCAGATCGATAAACGATCCAGCCAGAAGCACGTCGTCAACCAAGTCACCACCAGCTGTAGGTGTGCCTACAACCAAATCGCGACGAAGGACTTCGTTAGGAATGACGATGCCGTTTGAAGAACGCTCGTACTGCTTAGCAGCAGCCTCGCCAACTTCAATTTCAAATGCTGCATCGCGACGAGCCTGAGCATCACCCTGGTTAGAGAGATAGTTCAGAGCTTTGACGAAACTAAAGCTACGGGTCTCCTTATCGGAGAGGCCGATGTCGTTGGCGGTGATACTGTGTTCCACGGGTTGAGTTCCGATTTTTTCGAGGACAGCAGCGCGAGCCTCATCGACAGACTGGCCGCCGGAGATCAATTCGCGTGCAAGATCGGAGAGGTTGTGACGCTCGCCGAGTTTGTTGATGGATGCAATCCGGGTACGCTCGGCCTCTACGGCCTCGGACCGGATCACCTCCACATCAGTTGTGGTGCTTTCCATGACTTCAGTCACTGTGTTTACGGGAGATGCGGTCGAAGCCGCAGTATCGGTGTCAGAGTCAACGTTCTCTAAAGAACGATCAACTCCAACATTTGCGTCAGAGTCGTCGATCTGAAGAGAACGTCCAACTCCAACAGTGGGGTCAGCTGGGATAACAGCTAACGAAACCTCGTAAGGCGACCAATTGGTAGCTACGAGGCCATCTTCGCGCTCCTCCATTTTATCAATGGAGTAGCCGAAAGAAACGCCGCGAAGGATTCCATCGCGAACGTCTTGGAGCACTTCTTGCGCAAATTTATTGCGCGAAAAGCGCACCTTGGCGTAACCGCGTTTCTTCTCACCATCAACCCAAGCACGTTCGACAACGCCGATCATGCGATCTGGATCATGGTTGTAAAGAAGCGGTGCGCCATCGTTAAGTCGCGAAAGATTCGCAGACTCCATACCGTGGCTCAGGATTTCGTTTCCAAAGTAACGAGCCACGGGATATTCAGAGCTGAATGGAAATTCCATGCTCCTTTCGTCAACCATGTTGAAACTCGTCGCTTCAACACGCTTGAACTTTGTACCCTCAAGATCGCGAGACAATTCTTTTTTAGAACTCTCTTCTGCGACAACATCAGGCACCTCCGTAGTAAGTTCCATTGCGCGTAAGGCTGCGATCTTTTTCAGTGTACTGAATCTATGTCCTGCATAAACATCAGTTTCACGCCAGCCTTCACTGCCTTCGCGATAAATTTGAATTAACGCTGCAGGATTTTCTTCCTCGCCATTAATTACGACTTCCGCTCCAGGTACATCAAGCTGGCCATCGCGGATGATTTTTGTGATCTTGCCCTGAGCGTTTCCGCCAGGAGTGTTCCAACGCACGAAATCACCGACTTTCAAGCCGTCAGGCTCGGCCCTTGTCTCTTCTTCGATTGAGCGATCCATAGACTCAACAATTCGGTCTGACCATGTTTTACCAGCGTCACCGCCCCAGGCAGCCCAAGCGACACGGCCTGGAGAGGGGTAACCCTCCTCGCCAGGACTAAACCCCTCAGCCTTTTTGTCCACTTCATGCCGCGCAAACCATGCGCTCATTGCAACGATCACATCGTCGCTCAATTCATTACCACTCAAAATCTGAGTGGCGCGACGAGCGGCAACTTCAGTGCCGCCTTTTTCGCCTTCTGATTTCCAATCCTTGTAACGTTGCGCCTCTTCGCGCATACCTTCAGTTGGCATTGCAGGCATCACTCAACCTCCTCTGGGAGTTCATCAATAATGTCACGATCAAGCTCAACACTAAGCTCTGAGGCTGCTTGCTGTTCCCTAGAGAACTCGGTGAGGTTATCAAAGAAGTCTCCGCCAAGCTTCGCGACAATCTGCGCCTTGGTCATGTAACCAGCTTGCTCCATCTGGCGGTACGCCTTCGCTTCCTTCAACGGGTCAACCCAATCCCATCCGCGAGCCATCCATCGCGGAGTGTCATATCGCTCAGGACGTGAATCGTAATCATCAAACGGAAGCTCGCCTGCCAATACAGCAAGGTCAAGCCACTCGCGAAACACACGATTGTGGAAGTTTTCGATCAAATAAGACTGAATAACCTTCCAATGCTCGCGATCTTCAAGCAAACTCAGCCTGCTGCTGCTGTAGTTCGTTTCACTGAAATCACGCGATAAAGTCTCGTAACTGCAGCCAAAACCTGAGGCAAAGCGGCGAACCTTGTTCTTTACGAACATCTCGTACTGCTGATCAGGTGAACTGATGTTCGGCACGGTTACGTCCTGACCAGGCTCCAGGTACTTCCACATACCAGGCTCAAATTCACTAATCCTGCGATCAGCTTCAACGTCATCACCTTCAAGCTCACCGTCTGGGCTTGTGACGAATCCCATCACTGAAGCACCCGCACGGGCGCGAATCACAGCGGCTTCTTCGTAACCCTGCAACTGGTGAGCGTCAGCCATCACTGAATGGAACCAAGGCACTCCGCGATGCTGTTGCGGGCGCTCTGGAATAAACAGGTGAATTACGTCTTCCGCAGGCAGAAAAACATGCTTATCACCTTTTTGGGGTGCATTTTGAAACCAATAATCACCAGGATGACGAGTCAAGAACGCATAACGGACAGGACGACCCCATTC